TGCTTTCTTAAAGTATCTAAATTCATTGTTGAGCCTCCAGTGCTTCATTATTAATTTCTCTATGTATATATTAGTTTCTTGTGTTATTATATTCATTTTTATTCCTTTTGAGGTCAACAGTTTTTAGCCAAAAAAAAGGGCTCTTGCGAGCCCTTGTTGGGATTATGAAGCGCCCTCTTGCAAGAGCTCCTTGTTACTTCGTCGTTCTTGTTTCTGATTAATTTTTATTTTCTTTGGTTTTAATTCTTCAGGTACAATTTTTTCCAAAGAAACTTTGAGTAGTCCATTCTTGAGCTCTGCTCCAATAACTTCCGTGTGGTCCTCAATGTGCCAGACTTTCTTGAAGCCTCTGTTAGCGATACCTTTGTGGACGTAATCTGATTTCTCTTCTTCTTTTTTCTTACCCTCAATGGTAAGTTCGTTGTCTTTATACTCAATGTCTAGGTCCTCCTCTGAAAATCCAGCTACAGCGATTTCAATGTCAAACTTATCATCACCTTTGCGGTGTATATTGTATGGGGGATAAGATGATTGTGAAGGCATGTTCTCTTCAGCGATCCTTGATAGGCGATCGAATATTCTTTCAAAGCCTACAGTGCGTGAGTAAAATGGGTCAAAATTTAGGTTATGTAAAACCATTGTTGTTTCTCCTTTAAAAGCGAGTTATAAATGAGGCTCCATTATGGCAACCCCTTCTATAATATATATGTGCATTCCATGTTAAGAAGTCAACAGTTTTTTGAATATTTGATGTTACTTTTTTAAATGTTTGTGAAGCTGATCAACTAATTTTAATTTGGTTAAGCGTCTATCTAACTCTATACCATTCTCACGACCAATTTCTTCTAAATCTTTTTTTGTCATTTTAGATAATGTAGTTTTAGTCATTATAGGTTTCTTAGCTTTAGATTGTTTTGCTTTAGGTTTGTGACCTAATAACTCACTTGTAGTTTTCTCTTTTGGTTCAGTTTTTGTTTTCTTTTGTGTACCAAACATCCATGTAAAAAATCCCATTATTTTTTCTTCCCTATGTTATATTTTGCCACAAGGTTCCAATCATTTTTTTCCTTGTGTGATATTATTTTAACTTGGCTTAGTGGTGTTATTGGTTCTGATGTAGAGTTAACATCTGTAATAGTAATCAACCCCCACTCAGCTAATAGATTTGTTATTGTATTTCTTCGACCTTTATCTTCATCAGAAAAATTAGTTGGCTTACCATCTAGTGCAAACAACTCTTTAAAGTGTACAATATAATACTTACCTTGTTTGTGGAGAATATGACAACTCTGATAAAGAGTTTTATCTTTTCGTGAAGCAACACCAATACGTGTAAGTGTTTCTCTTACTTTGAGGAAATCTTCTTCCTCTCTAAGATTAACTTCAACCATTGTTTCAATTATGCTCATGTTTTATTCCCCTAGTAACTTTCGTAGTTATGTTTTCTAGTTCTGTAGGGGTTAAGATGGCGAGTGCCTGAAGTGCTTTTTTTGTAGAGTAGTTATAATATAATTTAACAATTTCCAAATCATCACTATCCATAGACTTAACCCATTTCGCAAACCTTTTTTTAGGTCTGATGCTATTTAGGAGATATTCATATTGGAGTTTGTTGTCTGCATGGTGATGTTGGTTAATTTCATTGCTATAAAATAGTGTATCAGTAAAGTAAGATAATGTTTTATTAGTTATAAATGGAACATAACCAGACTCTGATAACTCATCATTATCTGAGTTTCTCATAAGATTATCTTTTGTATGATTAATTGAATTTATATAGTCAAATGGCTTCATGTAATTATTACTTCACTTCTAGTTTCTACCCATACTTTGGCACCACATGATAAAGGTTTATCTGGACTGTATATAACTTCACTTGGTCCAAATATCTTAACAGTGTTACCGTATATATTTTTACCACCTGTCTTACAAGTTATAACAGGTTTCTTATCTTCATTCTTTTTATTGTATCTAATGTGATGTTGGTTAACATGAATTCTTTTTATCTTACTCATAATCCCTCACTTATCTGTTCTGCTAATGCCATACTCATAGTCCAACCAAGATGGCCTGCTCCACTATTTACCCACACATTACCTATCTTTTTTGTTATAGGCAACATGTTAGGTGTCATAGGTCTAAAACAACCATGTGGTACTATTCCATCATACTCAATATGTGTATATTGTCTTATCCAATCTAATAGTGGTGTTATTCTATTCCAAGGTTCTCCGTTTTCAAACCCAGCTAACTCAGCTGTACCTGCAACTCTAAATCTTCCATTTGGAAACGTAGATGTAACAATCTTTTTACCATCATCTATTATAGAAAACTTTGGTGCTTTTTCACTTTGATCCCATAGTGTGACTGTATAACCTTTTATAGGATATATGTTACATTGTGGTACAAGTTTAGGTGTCCATGCTCCTGCAGCAACTACTACTTCGTCATACATACCACACAATGTATCTAAACCTATATTACCTACTTCTTTAGATTGATATTGTGTTACATTATTCTCATACTTTGTTACAGGATAATTTAATTTTAGATGGGTATATAATTCATTACAAAACAAATGTATATCACCAACAAAATCATCCTTGCATATTGTTGCTCCTTTAATACCTTGTGTTTTTATATCTGTTAATTTTTCTACAGGATAATCTTGTACATCCCAACCTGTATCTTGAAATCTTTTTATAGCACTTAATGCATGTTTATAAGTTGCACCATTACGGTATATGTGTACTATTCCACATTTTTGTTGATCATATTTTATACCTATTTCATCTTCAAGTTCTAATAATAACTCTCTTGATCTTAAAGCATACTGAATTGTCTTACGAGTGTTTCTTTCATAACCATGTGTTATTGTCGTACCAATAAAACCAGCTAGCCATTTAATTTTATCCCAACTAATAATGTCAGGTCTTAATGCAAGGGGAGCATCTTTTTTAAATAACCATCCAAGACCACGAAAGACATTATCCCAGGTATTCCATACTTCAGAATTACTTACAGATAACTGTCCACCATTTTGATAACTACATGCAGGAGGAAGTGCTACTGATTTATTATTATCATAGATATCAACTTCAATACCTTTCTTAGCAAGAAAGTAAGCTGTTGTTATGCCAGCAATACCGTTTCCTACTACAGCAACTTTTCTTAAACCCATTCGCATTCTGCCATTAGTTGTGTTAAACATGCAACCATATTTATTTCTTGGTCAGCTACAAAGGCACTTTTATATTGATAATCAGCTATAGTTAAAACTAATTGAGGGATAGAACTTTTATTCATTACATGAGATGCATTATCATATATGTTTCTAAACAATACAACAGGTTCATTGTCTAAGTTACTTGCAACCCATTTTCTCATATCTGTAAAGTTTTTATTCTTTAAATGTTTGATAAGTGTTTTAAAATTTTCATCCGATAGATTAGTTAGTATACCACTATCAATAGTTCCGGATGCACTATATCTTTGTAATTCATTTAACACTCTTCTATAGTCCGGAAAGAATTTTGTTATAAGTTCTACTACAACTTTTTTATCATAAGTTATTTCTTCTGTAGTTAGTATATGTTCAACTCGTTTAAAAAACTTAGATGCTAACTGAGGAGCATCTCCATTAATCTTGAAATCTATTACACTACAACGAGAGTGTAGTGGTTGTATAATTCTATTCTTAAAATTACAAGTAAGAATAAAACCACAGTTCTTACTATACTCTTCCATAAAGTTTCTAAGAGCTGGCTGTGTACTATTAGGATTTAGATAATCTGCTTCATCTAATATAACATATTTTCTTCCACCAGATAAACTAACGGAAGATGCAAACTGCATAATCTCGTTACGCAACGTGTCAATGTTACCGGATAAACTACCGTTTATTACAATATAATCGCAGTCTAATTGCTCTAACATAGCTTTGGCTATGGTAGTCTTACCTACACCTGGTCCTCCTGCAAGTATCAGATTAGGTATATTATTCTGGTCTACAAATTCTTGGAATGTAGCTTGTAAGTCTTTTGGTAGTATAGCTTCTTCAACCTTCTTAGGTCTCCATGATTCTACCCAAAGATATTCTTCTCTCATAATCTATCCATAAGTTGAATTAGCTTCAACAGCTACCCAATAAATTAATTCCATATCAGAAGATGTAGAAGTAAATTGAGCAATGCCTCTGCTAGTTAGTTTCACATTATAATCAAATTGCATCATCTTAAAGTTCTCAGTCTTAAAGATAAAATTAAATTTAGTCTCATTAGTCCAGTCCATAAGTTCTTCTTTATAGTCATCTGTAGATGGGTTCTTACTATCTAATGCTTGTAAGTATACTTGAGCTCCATCACACATAACAGATACTTCTGGTAGTTGTAATACAGCAGCTGCTTTTAACACAGATTGTATTTTATCTCCAGGTATATTAATGTCAACATCTGGATTGTCTATTGTAATCTGTTTATCTTTAGGTGGTGTTGTAATCATAGATGAGTCTGCAAATGTATAATTAACAGAAGACCTTCCTCCACTTACAACAACTTGAGATTCAGTAAAGTTAAAATCAGGTTTATCAAATAAACTTACTACACCTAAGAATCTACTTAGATCATAGATAGCTCCTGATGTTGTAAGCTGTTCTGATATCTTAGCTTTAGCCATTATAGATTTAGATGTTGCTATAGTCTGTAATGTTTCACCTGGTTCAAATGCTATAGATGGATTAATCATAGCAAAGTTTTTTAGTATCTGTATTGTTTGATTACTTATTTGCATTTCGTCTCGCTTTCTTAGCAGCTAACTTCTTAGCTGTATCATCTTCAAATGTACCTTGTGCTCTATTAGGTACAGCACCTGTATCTTTCATATCAACTTTGGTACTCTCTAATGGACCTTTAACTTGCTGTCCACTATTCTTACCAACCTTACCAGCATCAGCTGTAGCACTTGCTTGTATCTGAGCTAGATCGGTTAACGATCCACCAAACACATGAGTACCAACATGCTGTAATTTCATCCAAGGACATAACCATATCTTTAGACCAATCTTACGAGCCCACTGACAGAACATATAATCTTCAGATAAGTATCTTCTTGATACAGGATCAATCAATGCTTGGAAGTACATCATTATTTCTCTTGTACCATCAAACTCTTTAGTTCTTACATGGTCAGGTTTATATCTAAATCCTCCAGGACTGTTCTCTGTATCTTCCCAATATGCATCTTTATATTTTTGTAGACCTTTCTTAGTAAACATCATAAATCCAGTACCACCTTCTAACACTTCAGCTGGCTCATCTAATTGTATTCTATTTGTACCTGGTACAGGATTAAATACATAGTCACCAACATAGTTATCTAAGTTCTGAGGATCTTCGTCTGCTTTCCCTTGGTCGACAGCTGCTTTAATCTTTTCCCAAGCAATACATTTCTTAGGATAAGGTGCACATAGTATATCATACTTCTGTGGATCTTCTTCATGATCCATCAATGCCATCATAGATAATACATCTCTTGCATCAAAACCAATATCACTATCAATAAAGATCATGTGTGTACTATCACTTCTCATAAACTCATCACAGCAATAGTTACGAGCTCTTGTAATTAAACTTTCATTAAATAAATAATAAAATTTAACTTCTATTCCATAATGCATACACAATGCAGATAAGTCATTAGTACTTCTAGTATACATACCATGACACTGCCCACCATACATAGGAGTAGCTACAAATAATTTTCTCTTCTTTAGTTTGTCTATCTCAATTTTAATTTCCATTACTATCTCCTTCAGTAAAATGTGCTAACAGTACAATATAATGAACAGCCTTCAATAGATCTTTTCTATTATAGCCACCCTTCTTACCATACCTCATTAAATATTTTATAGCAGTATCTCTACAAGTTGTATCAATACTACCTAACGTCTCCCATACATCAATAGTCTGTACTTCTTTCTTACCAACATAATGTTGATCGTAAGTACTTTTGATATACTTCTCTACTTCTTTTATAAATTTATCTTCATTAAACCGCATTATAATCACCATCATACATACTATCTGTTTCAGCTTCAATGTATATGAACTGAGCTACACGAGCACCTTTCTGTACTCTTGCTTTACCACAGCCAATATGCATTACACCTCCAACATAATTTTGGAAGCCACTATCGTATAATCCTGATGTGATTGTAATACCATTACGGTTTAGAGTTGATCTAGGTATTAGCCATCCAGCAAAGCCCTCAGGTATAACAACCCAATGGCTAGTATCAAACTGATACTTCTTACCTTCTTCTAATAACCACTCTCCTGTACTATCCGGAAAGATTTCTTTTGTATCTTTTCTATGTTGTTTTTTATCTATACCAATATAGAACTCATCATTACCTATTTCCCATACTCTATCAATACATAGATCTACAGCATTAGGTTGAATATTATCTAATGGTAGCTTAGATATATTAGTCGTTAGACCTATATTCTTCAGCATCTTCACCTCCACATAATTTATCAATATAAGCTAGGTTATATCTTACCGACGTATTATCACCTTGCTTTTCATTAAAGTCAACTTCTTTTTCAAATTTACCATTAACTGAACCAGTTGGGCTATTATCAAACTTAATACCGTTAAGACCATACCACACAGCAGCACTACTATCCCAAGTATCAATACACTCGTCGTAGCCATTATATCCCATAAGCTCGATTTCATTTGGACCGTCCACCATTCCTAGAAAATGTATTTTCTTTTTATTGTCAACTATCTGTTGTAGTATACCTCTCTTATCTAGCTCTTGCATGAACTTCAATCTCGAAAGATATCTTTGCAATTTATTATTTTTTTCTACACCATAAGCATTCGGTATATTTAGTATACTAAACCCAATATAATCTACATGATGACTATTAGCAGCCCAAGCAAAAGCAGATACAAGACCTTCGAGGTCTCCTATTTTAGATTGAGGACAGAAGAAGGTACCAAATTCTGCTTCTTTAAACTTAGGAGCTAACTCCTCAGCTGCAGCTATAGTTTTAGAAGGATCTTCATTAGGGTAATCTGACATTACAATATAGTCTGCATTAATTTTATGTCCCATCTCAATTAACTTATCAGCTGGATACATAGGCTGTCCTGTCTTAAACATTTCAAATGCACTGTTATCCATAATCTTTGTTCTATTATATTTTGCAAAGAAGTTTCTATACTGTTCATCTTCTTCAACTAAATGTGCTAATATTAATTGTGTCTTATATTTGTTTGCATATGTATTCAAAAATGCTGTTGGCATTATATGACAAAAGTCTATCAATTCACTGCTCCTACTATTACATCATTATCATTTGCTGGATAAGTACAGATTGCTCCATTCTCTCCATCCTCACTAACTATTATTGTAAAGTTACGACCAGGATATTTGCCATAGATATAATCAGCTAAATTATCAGCCATCATTTCACAAGACTGATGATCGAGTTCTAATGTACCATCATTATATAAACCTTCTAGTTCTCTTTTCAATAATATAAATTCTATATCTCTATCATTATGAAATACATCAATCTCTACTCTAAAGTGAAACATATGTCTATGAGGATATTGTAAGAATTCCACACCTTCAGGTGCACCAGGATACTGATGTATTCCTTCCTTCTGCCAAGTCACAAATATTTGTTTGTTAGTAGTATCTTGTTTCACTTTAGGATTATCAAATGGCATTAGCTAGGCATCCTCGCAAGATTTAAAAACTCTCTTCTAATATCAGATTGTTCTTCTGCAAATATACCACCTACAGATAAAGTAACTGTAGAACTATTTTCATCCTGTACACCTCTAGTTTTTACACAGAAGTGTTCTGCATCCATATACACAGCTACATCAGGTGTCTCAACAACATATGATAATGCAGCTTTAATCTGTTCAGTTAATCTTTCTTGTACTTGAGGTCTTCTACTAAAATATTCTACTATTCTATTTAATTTAGATAACCCTAATACTTTACCACTAGGAACATAAGCCACGGTAGCTCTACCATAGATAGGAACAAAGTGATGTTCACATACAGAGTTAACTGTAATACCTTTTTCTAATACAAAAGAATGTCCTGTATTCACTCCAGCTAATTTATTTTTTATAGCTGTACATTTAGGAAAGTTCTTATGATCTAATCCCCAAAACAATTCATTAACATACATCTTAGCCATACGCCTAGGAGTATCTTGCATAGAGTCATCCATTAAATCTAAACCTAATGTTTCCATAATCTTTTCAAAATGATCTTCTATTAAGGATAACTTTTGTTTATCCATCATATCAGTTACGTTGGAATTCATAGGTGTTTCAATACCTATAGACCTTAAATGATCATGTACTTCCCAACCTAAAGTACTATCAGTCTTTTCTTTTTGTAATGCCATTAGCTATTATCCTTCTCGTTATATACTCTTTCCCAAGGAAAGACTACCCAGTTATCGTTATCCATTGTTCTACAACTAAAGTCAACATTATATTCAGAATTATATCTTGATATTAATGATACAGTTTTAACTCTTCTCGTTACAGGAGCAGGTCCTAAATTACAACAGTCCCATGTAGATATAACATCTTTAAATGTTTTACCAGAATCATTTATATCATCAACTAACATAATATTTTTATCTTGATCAAAACCTTCTGGTTTATGAAATAGCATCTCATTGTTACCATCTCTTGTTTGATAGTGCAATGGATAATGAGGTAAGTTTAATGCATGAGATATATACACTCCAGCAATCAAACCACCTCTATTAATAGATACTATTAAATCTGGTTCCCAAGGTTCTACACCATAAGGTGTATACCCTACACGTTGTGGCTTAAGCCACTCACAAATTTTTACTACGTCGTTAGTAAATTTCTTGTAACTATATTCATAAGTTTCATTCAAACTCTCCATCTTCTCTGTGCCCCACTTTCATAGCCATATTAGAATCTGTTTCTCTTACTTCTACTTTACAACACCAAATACGTGCTGCTTCTTCCTTACCATAGTTTGGTAAGAATATAGTATTAATGTATTCGTATAACCATGTAGCCAAACCTTCACAACCAGTTTTTTCTACTTCAGTTATTTTAGCTAGCCCAGACTTTCCAAGAGCTATTAATTGATCTCTCTGTGGATCATCATCAGCTACTAATAATGTATGATCAAACCAATCTTCTAGATTCTGTTTCAAAGGTCTAAGACCACCAAAGTCCATAACCCAATTACGAGCATCTAATGTATCAGCTTCAAATTCAAAATGGAACGATAAAGCATAACCATGAATAAGATTACAATGAGAGTCTGCTCTCCATTGTCTATATGCTACCGGTCCAAGATGTCTATAAGTTTTTGTTGAAATATATTTTGCCATTTTAAAATCCTGTTAATTTTCTAATCCCTGTGTTAGGGTCATTTGCTATATCATTATATCTGTGTTCATTTTCTCTTCGTACTCTGTAGTTACCAGATATAGATATACGTGTTTCTGGTGAAACATTACGTGTTGTAAAATGAGGAAGCCATGATGGAAATATAATTAAGTCACCAGCTTTAGGATCAAAGTCTTGGTTAATAGTTTTTGTACCACCTATCTGTGTTTGGAAAACTATCTTACCACCACTATTTTTATCAGTGGGATTGTAAACATAATAAACCCATGATACTCCTAAGAAGCCCCAATCACTTTTATTTCTATGACTGTGTATCATAGTAGTCTCACCAGACTTTAAAACATGAGCCCATATCTCACCTTCTTCTAATCTTTGATCAATATGCTGGCTCATAATTTTTCTTACTGTCTGGCGTAACTTTCTTATCTCATTATCATTTTCATTTATCGGAGAGTCCTCATAACCAGTTGCTGATGCTTGATCATCTATCTTTGTTTGAGCTGTTGCCAAACTAAGTTCACCTAAATGTTTGTTATCAAGACCTTCTATCTCAGAATAGAAAACTTGTAGATTATATAAACTTCTAAACACCTATAATATTCCCCCAAATGTAAGTATGCACTCTAGCAGATATATGATATCCTCTATCTACTGCTTCAGAATATACTTGACTAGCAACTTTATTCTGTCCTTCTACTGTAGCTCCTACAGCCATAATAGATATAGGAAACTGTACTCCAAAATCTCTTAGTGCATTTACTTTTTCATCAATTTCATTCCATGTATCATCTGTACCATTACAAACAAACTTAATCATTCCATGTGGTGATACATCTTGCTTCTCTTTTATTAGGTGAGGCTGAAATGCTTTATCAGATTTCTCACCAGCAGTGTTCCATAACTTTGGACTAATAGACCAATGTACAGGACATCCATAATTACTTATCTGTTCTACAAAAGGCTCTGATAATTTTTGTGTGCCATTAGTTTCAAAAGTTATACTAGCTGGTACATTAGCATCATTCATCATACATTGTATTATCTGAACAGTACATTCTTGAGCATGAGGCATCAAAGGTTCACCACCTGTAATATGTAAGTGTTGCCAATATGCACCTTTACCTGGATGTATAAATTTACCATCAGGATTAAACTCATTCATCATACTTTCATATATTCTATTAGTAATCTCTCTTGGTGTACCTTTACGTTGTAACTTTTTATACTTAGCTGACCATGAGTAACTACTATCACAACCATATTCAAATACAGGTAAGTCCTCTAGCTTATCATACTTACTTGTATCCAAATCTTTATAAGGTAATACATATGTACTTTCATCTGTAGGATCTTTCTGACCAAATCCATTACATTGTAAATTACACATAAAGTATCTTAACCAAGGTCCAGGTGTACCTGTATATAATCCTTCACCTTGAGCTGAGTGAAATATTTCACTATACAAATATTGTTTATCAGGCAACCAATTCTCCTACTACTCTAACTATATCTTCCACATAAGTTATTTGATCTATTTTACTATCAGGTATTGTAATATTAAACTCTTCTTCCATACACATTATTATTTCTACACCACCTAAACTATCAGCACCTAAGTCATTCATAATATGCATGTTAGGAGCTATTGTAATATGGTCTATATCAAGTTCTTTATGTAGAACTCGATACACTCTATCCATTACTTCAGACGTTTGCATTCTTTTTACCTTTTCTTTTCTTCAGCTTTCTTTGAGCCATATCTAACTTTAGTTTACTTACTTTGTCAGTAAAGTCAACACCAAAAAGATGATCATACTCATGTAAGAATACTCTTGCAGACATACCAGCAAACTGTCTTGTTATCCAATTGCCAAATGGATCTTGAAATCTAACACGAATAGATGCTGGACGTTTTATCTTTAGTATTAGATCCGGAAAAGATAAACAACCTTCTTCTAACAATACATCATTAGGACTTCTAAATGTTATTGTTGGATTAAATACAGCAAAAGCTGGCTCACCTTCTGTAACAAACATACTAAAATTATATCCAACTTGATTTGCAGCTAAACCTATACCACTACGTTCTCTCATAAATGAAACCATAGCCATAGAAAACTTTTCTGGATCTACAGGTGGATTATTAAAATCAAACTTTGGAACTTCGTCCCATAAGTAATCATCTTTCATTGATAATTTGATATCTGTATCTTCTATCTGAATACCATCTTCAACTAGGCCAATGTTATCTACTCTGCCATCTAAGGTCTCTTTTATCTTCTTACCCATAGATGTAAAGTCTGTTGGAATCTTCTTCTCCATTAGCCCCATCTACCTCCGGTCTTAATTGGTATTGGTTGAACGTCTACCATTTCTTTACCTCTTTTGGTTGTCCATGTAACTGTTACTTCTTTTAATTTTTTATGAGAACCTTGAAAGTCTTTCACAGCTTTTTTATAACTATGTGCTTCGACTGTTTCATTTATCTCTTTTCCATCTGTAAAATAAAATTTTCTCATGCTGCTACCCTACTAAAGTTTTGGTGTTTTTCAAATCGAATTACACTATTGAATTTATCTACTAATTGATCTGTCTTATGACTTATTATAAAGATGTTTGAGTCTGCAGTCAAGTCATTTATTATTTTTAAGAATTCATCTGTACCTTGTGTATCTAAACTACTATCAAATACTTCATCCATAATTAATAAGTTTGTACTTGCACTATTTTTTAACTTAGCAATAGCTCTCCAAGTAAACAATAAGGATAAATCTATTCTCATCTTTTCACCTTCACTAAATGAATGATAGTTAAATTCATCTCTCCATCTTGACTTAATTACTTCATTAAAGTTTTCATCTAAATCAAACTGTACAAAGAAGTCCATAGCTGCTAAGTACTTATTAACTAATTTATTAATAACTGGAATGTATTGTTTTATAATTCTAGATTTTATTCCTGTATCTCTTAACAAGTTAGTAGCTACTGTTATGATCTCTTGCTCATCAGATTGATCTTTCTTAACATTCTGAATCTCAATCATATCTTGATTCATTTCTTTTATCTTAACTTTTTCAACATTAACATCTTCTTTAGCTTCTTTGTCTATATCTTTTTGCATAGAATCTATAACAGATTGATTAGCATTTATTTCAGACTTGTATGTATTGATTGCTGTATTAACTTTGTCTATAGTTTTCCATACTTCTATCATATGATTAACACGAGCCTGTTCAGCATTTATTTCTTCTTCTAGTTTTTCAAAACCTTCTTCACATTCTTTGATACTATCTTTATTATTTTCTATATTGTGTGCTTTAGTTTCATCATCTAAAGGTCTATAACATTTAGGACAATTATCATGAGATTCAAAAAACTCTATTTCTTTTTTAAGACGTTTGACTTTATCACCTATCTTACTATCTAAATTATTTAATTTATTTAACTTCTTTCTTACAGCCTCTTCTTCTTCAACCTCTTCACGTAACTTAACTAATTCATCTTCTTTATCTTTTAAGTTTAGTTCTATTATACCATTATCATTAGTTAGTTTTTCAATAGAATTTTTCTTCTCTTCTATAAGCTCATCTTTTTGTTGTACTATTCTTTTAACATAATCTTGTTGCATTTTAATACGTTCTTCAAGTAACATTATTTGATTACTTGTTTCGCTTAATCGTTTTCTATTCTCACTAGCTTTATCTTTTAGTAGAGAACCCATTATAGAAAAGATACCTATGTCTAATAGATCTTCTATAACTTCTTTTCTGTGATTGGTTGGTAGTTGCATAAAAGGAATAAAACTAGAACTACCTAACACAACCACTTGGCAAAAACTTTTATGGTTAAGTTTTAGTATTTGTTTCTCTAAAACTTCTTGGTAATCTTTTGCATGTGCTTCTTGGTTTAACAAGTTACCATTTTGCCATACTTCAAATATTCTTGGCTTCTGTCCTCTACATATCTTATAGTTATTTTGACCAATAGCAAACTCACATTCTACTTCCATGTGATTGTTATTAATAGAGTTAATTAATTGTTGTACTGTAACTTTTCTAAAAGGTTTATTATACAATACAAATGTAAGTGCATCAAGTACTGTTGACTTACCAGCACCATTCTCACCAATAATCAAGGACGATTTATTTGCATCTAATTCAATCTCTGTCCAATGATTACCATACGATAGAAAGTTTTTCCATCTAATAGTTTTAAAATATATCATGTTATAGAAAGGGCCTCGTCATATAAATTTCTTAATAATGTTTTTACTTTATCTTTATCTGAACTAATCTCTAAACCATCTACATACTTGTCTAATATAGTTACAGTATCTTCTGCTTCATCTATTATATGTTCATCTTCTGCTAAGTCTAAGTTCAAATGATCTTCTACTATTTGTAAATTAGCTAAATCATTTTTATCTAATCGTTCAATATAACTATCAAACAAATAAGGATTAGTTTTATTAGATATAATAACCTTTACAAAACAATCTTTGTATTGTGTAAAGTCCATGTTAGCTACATCATCAAATGTCATATTGGTATCATCATACCATAACTTATAAAACATATTAAGTGGACTTACAACTCTAGTCAACTCTCTTGTTTCTGTATCAAATACATGGAACCCTTTTTCATCTTGATAGTCTTGCCATGTAAGTTCATATGGTGTACCTAAGTAGTTTATATTACCTTCAGTAGACTTATGGTGATAGTGTCCAGAACATACTAAATCAAACTTATCAAATATCTTATGATCCATACCTTCATGCATAAAGTGACCTCTCATAAACTCAAAACCTTTTAGTTCTAAGTGTGACATAACTACTTGTGCTTTAGTAGCTTTTATGGCAGTCATAGATTCTTGATGGTTACCAGGACATATCCAAGGTAACATAAGAATTTTACATCCGTCAATTTCTATATCTTCAGGAGCTTCATATTCTATCACATTGTCATATTCTTTTAACAATAGATTTACAGAGTTTAGTTCATTGGTATTCTTATATACAGTATCATGATTACCAACAATCATATGCGTAGTTATATTGTTTTCTTTCAATGGATTAAAAAACATCTCCCTTGCACTCTTCAATGATGTGAAAGAGATATACTTTCGACGGTCAAATGTATCGCCAAGGTCTATTATTGTATTGATATTATTTTCTTTAAGGTATGGAAAGAATACTTCATCATAAAATCTCTTCTGATGCTTTGCAACTTTCACACTATCATTGCGAGCTCCAAAATGGAGATCAGTCACTAATACTATTTTCATAATTTACTTCTCTTTATAAAATACTTCCACACCACGTGCTGGTAGTGGTTTCTTCTTTTGTTTACTTTCTTGTTCTTTTGACTCAAAACTCTTTACAAAGTCCTTCATATACTCTGTAGGTTCATGTTTATGAGCATCTGCTGTAATACGAGTACCATCAATAGGATCAATCCATTCATCAAACGCTTGATGGTTTTCTATTGCTTTATGTTTAATATATAATTGTTTCTTTTCTTTTTGTATTCTTCTTAGAAATGCATAATATATTATTTGAGTAAAATAGGCAAATGGATTCTTAGATTTATCTGGATCAAAGTTACCAATATAATTGATACAATTTTCTATTCCATCACTAACCATTTCTTCTCTAAATGTATAGTTTATAAAATTAGGTTTTGTTGATAATCTGTTTGCTATCTTTAACAAAGCTGCACCAACCATATCAGGTATAGGAGGAGCCTCCTCTCCACACTCTTCTGCATCTTTACATGCTTCTTTAAATTCTACCATAGTAGCATATAAAGACTTATTGTCTACATAATGTGCCATCAGTGTATCGTCGTATTGGCTGTTTTATATAATAAGTCTTTTACACTTGGTTCATCATCTCCATCTAACATTCTTTTTTTGTACTCCTGTTCTGCTCTCTCAACAATTTCTTCTAATCTGTCCATACGATCACCATTTTGTTCATGATCATGTAATAAACCAAACTCAGCATTCTTGAGAAAATAATCATAATGTTTAACTACATTTTTATTAATGTCTTTAGTAAATACTAAGACATTTTTCTTTTCAATTTTTATTGTAGAACTGTCACTAAATAATAACCAATATGAACATCTTATTACTTCAGTGTTCATTGGTGATATGTTTCTGTGAACTTGGACAGGTTGAGATATAGTATAACTATCTTTCTCATCCTTCAATACTTCAGCAATAATTTCATCACCGTTCATTAATTTTAGTATTGCACAATCCATTTCTACTCCTTTAGATCAATTTGATATATCTTATACGGAAACTCTTCCTCATTATATACTTTTAATCTTTCACTAAAATGTTCTATTGAATAATTCTTCCAACCTTTATATCTTAAATCATCTACCAGATCAAACAATCGAGCTTCACTTTTACCACTTGCTGTTCTAAGTCCCCTTCCAATCGACTGAAGGTTTCGCACTCTGGACTTACTTGGACTTGCGAACACGATATTATGTAAGTTCCTAATATTAACACCAGTACTAAAAGTACCATACGACGCAACAATAATAGCATTAGTTTCTTTTTCTACAATCTGCCTTATATCATCTCTTTCATTACCTTTGACACCACCATGAACAAAAAAGACAGATCGCTTTTCATCTTTAAGCATATCATACAACACTTTACCATGCTTGTCAACAAAATTAAATAATGCTAATGTGTTACCTTCTAAACTGGTACACAAGTTCTTTATGAATCTATTACGAGCTTGGTTTCTAACTATAAAGTCTATCTCATCCTGATACTTAGCTCGTCTCATTAATAGTTTACTTTGATCAGTATACTTCAGTGTAATAATATTTATCTTAAACTTAGATAGATGATCCTGCTTTATTAGTTCTGATGTAGAAGTAACTTTTTCAACAGGACCAAACAAACCTTCTAATACTAACTTATGTGTTACAGTACCATCTAATGTTCCAGTGAAACCAAATCTCCATGGACACTCTACTAACTTTGACATTATACTTGTTAGAGACTTTGCTTTGAATAAATGAGCCTCGTCACCTATAACTACTTTGAATCTACTAAACCATTTCTTCGGCATTTTATATATTGACTGCCATGTAGTAATAGTAATCTCACTAAATGAATCTTTATCTTCTCCAGCTGTTATCTTATGTACTTTGTCTTGATAACCATAATCTTCAAAGTCTGAAGCCATCTGATGTACTAATGCTGTAGTAGGTACTATGATAAGTTTGTTAGCTGGATAGTATCTACTCAACATATAAATGATTAATGACTTACCGGAAGCTGTTGGTGATAAAAGTAAACATCTTTTGTTTCTTATTGCATGAGCAACAGCTCTCTTTTGATAATCTCTTACTGAAAACTTCTTAGGTAACTTAATAGACTTAGCAAGATCACCAACTTCTTTAAGTGAGAACTCATTTTGAAAAAATGCTCTATCCTCTTTTATATCTAATGTGTAATCCCTTTGTTTAC